ACCAACTTTTACAACACCTGCGCTACCTGTATGAGTTGCCATAATTATTTATCCTCTTTTATTGTTAATTTACTTTTTGTTTGTGGTTTTATAATTGGTTTAGAACCCTCTTTTTTAAAACCTTTTTTTTCAAAAGTTTCTAATTCGTTGTCCCAAATCTCAATTTTATTATTGTCTTTTACGACTATAATTCTTTTTGCCATATATTATCCTAATGTTTCAGGGTCAGCTTTAGTTGTTAAGTAGTGTACGTTATAAGTTATTTTAATAACGCCTAATTGCTGATTGCCTACGTTTTCTAATTCGTATTCTGTATTTGTTATAAATGTATCTTTAGCGTGTCCGCCTCTAGTAAGATCTGTTGCCATAGCAACCTCAACCTCTTTTGCGATTGTATCTAAAGTTTCGTCAATGTTTGCGGTTGCTTTTGCAAAGCCCTCAATCATTATTTCTAAGTTACGTTCAATCTTACCTATACTAGATAGTTCGCTTGTTTCTGTATTACTATAAATATTTAGTAAAGGTAATTTTGCTAATTCGTTTGGATATACTCTACTCTCAAAAACGTTAGAGCCTGTCGTTGTTAATCCTGTTAATGTTGTAGTAACATTGTTTCTAATACTTGTTCTTTTATGTGCCATTTTATTGTTCTGTTAAAAATAGTTCTGTAATTCCTGTACCGTCTTTTAAAACGTTATTAACTGTGTAATTTACTGAGTTAATTACAACAGGGTCGCCAAAGTCTGCGTTAGTTACATCACTTGTTTTAACAGTTATCTTAGGTTGGTTAGCCGTTAAACCTGCGTTATCGCCAACGTCAATTGTTGTCATTTCGTTGTCAAATATACCTTTAATCGTAGTTTGTGTTCCGCCAATTGTAATTGTAATACTATCTGCGAACTCATCTGTATCAAAAAATATACTTCTTTCTGTTGTTTCTTCTATCGCCATTAACTCTTACCACCCCTATTAGCATTTTAGATATGCACCACCCCAAGTTAAGCGATAAACTTTTTGTAGCACTAATTATCTTTTAATATTTTTATTATTAAATTTTTTAAATCTTTATTTTTTTTATCTAGTAGTATTTGTATCAACTGTGTTGAAAACAAATCTACATAACGTTCTTCGGTTCTAGCATTTAGCTTTAAGCTATTATACCAAACTAAAAAATGTAAAAATTCGTGTATGACAGTAATTAACTTATCTTTAGGTTTTAAATCTTTGTTAATAGTTATTACTGCTTTGTCTAAATCGAACTGCCCGTCGCATTGAACTTTACTCGCTTCTTCTTTGTTCCAATATTCTATATAAAATTTTTTACGATCTATATAAAAATACTCAGGCAGTTTTGCCATAATATTTATTTTTTAAATATTTTTTTAACTGCTTTTTTTAGACCTTTAGCTTTATTTTCAGAAGCTTCTTTTACTTTTACTGCGCCCTCTGAAATTCTGCCATATTGTTTTAAACCTGCAACATCTACATCTGCAACTTCAATACTGTCGCCTTTAAAATAATCTTTACCTTTATAAGTAAAACCTTTTTCTGCTTTAAATTTAGCCATTGTTATAATTCCTATGTGTTAATGAAATAAACGCGGGCGGTGTTGACCGCCCACGTTAAAGTATAACTATTATACAGTTATGTCTTTGATTGCACCGAAGCTTTCGTCGTGTCTTACGATAATGTCCATATCTTGCATAAACACTAATCTAGTAATTCCACTAGACGAAGCAGTATAAGGGTCAACCAATACATCTACTGCTGAGAAGAAACCAATCATTACATCTGCGAAGTTTCCAAAGATTAACGCGTGGCAAGAACCACTTGTACTACCTTTAGTTAAGTTACTTGGCATTTGATTAGTTCCAAATATATTGTAACCGTTCAATGTGTTAGCGTCATTCATAATCATAACACTATCAGTTGAAGATACTTTTGGTGTAGTTCTCATTGTACCAATGACCTCAGGTGTAGTAACGTAACCTAAGTTACCTCTTAAACCTTTGTCTTTAGCAACCTGAGTAATACAATCGATTGTTGACGCGTAAGTTACTGCGCCCCCGTTAGTTCCAATTGCGATAACGTTTGGCGAACCACCAAGTACACCTGTTGGTTCATTACTTCCGCCACCCTCAAAAGCAACATCGTCGATTTTATTTGCGATTGCTGAGATCATATCTGCTCTAAGTATTTGATCAACACTTGGGCTTGATTGAGCCAATAAGTGTCTTGATACATCAATGAAACCACCTAAAGATTTCGCCGTCATTGTTTTTTGTGCGAAACTTGGGTTGTTTTCTGATACTGCTGAGTTTTCAGCAACAAAAGAAGCAGACGAACCACCTGCCATTTTTGGCACTTGGATATTTCCGCTTAGGCCATTAAGTACAGTTGCACCTAATTTACCTATTGTTGCTTCATCTCTTAAAAGATCAATGTATAAATCCCCTCTGTGAACGTCTGGTCTTAAAAATCCACCTGCTGAGTTAGTCCCAACTGATAAATCTCTTTTCCAAACTTCTTGAGGTACAAAAAATCCTCTTGCAGTTTTTTGTGATTTTTTCGCGATCTCGTCTGATACTTCCTTTTCGAAACCTGCATTTGCATAGTTGCCTGACATTTGAGCATTGATCATTCTAGTTAAAGAATATTCTTTTTGCTCTTTTGCTGACATATCTACACTATCAACAGGTGTTTCTAAAGGTTTCTCGTTACCGATTTTTTCAAGAACAAGTCCTTTAAATTGAGCAACGCTTACGCCTGACTTGATACTATCATCTGCAAAAGTTCTCATATTGTGTCTTGAACCAATTGCTGATATTTCTCTTACTCTATCAAGTTCTTGCTTTCTAACTTCTTCAGTTAATTTAGCATTGTCAACCGCAGGGCTTTTTTGTTCTTGGATTTTATTTTCTTTTTCCATAACTTTTATTTCCTCTGAAATTGTTGTGTTGTTGTTAATGTTTTCTTTAGATCTATTCACGCCAACAGTTGTGTCAGCAGGAATTGATACTAAAGAGATTTCTAATGGTCGGGTTGCTACTCTGTATGAGTTCTTATCATCGTCCTCATCTTCGTAACCTTTTACCTTTTCCATATCCAAGATTTCATAACCGAAACTTACGTTTGTTCTTATTCCGTCTTGGACATCTTGAAATACACTATTTGCTAAATCAGATTTTCCAAATCTGACAGACGCACGACCTCGCTTGTCTGCAACAGTAACTTTCTCGATAATTCCTATTTGTTTGGTTGCGTCGTGATCTAATAACAACGGCGCGTTACCACTATCTAAAAACTCTAAATCCATTTTATCGTGATCAATTATTTCCATACCAAAGTTTCTCTCGTATGGTGTTTCTGAACTAAACGATAATCCAATTGTTCTAGTGTTTTCGTCTAAATCTTTTTTGCTAATTGTAGCAGTTCTAAAAAACTTCTCAGTTTTTGTAGAACTGTAATCTTTATCAGCTATTTTTTTGTCTTTAGTTTCCATAATATCTTTACCTTTTTCTTCTTCTCTTTTAATTTCTTCTACTTTACGTTTAGACCAACTAAACCCTGCGTCGCCACCCCATAACGCCCAAGCTATTCTGCCTGCACTAGGGTAACCGTCCTCGCCTACACTAAAACCCTCAGCTTGTTTATCTACTTCGTGTCGTGAAAAAAAACTATACATACGTTTAACAACATCAGGACTTAAATTTTGTCTGTTCTTAATAGATGTTGCTCTTGCTACTGCAACCTGCGTACCACCTCTGCCGTGTTCTTTACGCCATTCTAAACCTTTAACTGCCTCTGTAACCATACCGTCTGTTGGTTTAAAATTAATATCGCTAACTGCTTTATTATTTGCGTCGTCAATAATTTCTTGTAACGGCTCAGGATTAGACTTACCAAAAGTTATAGTAACTGTTTCGTCTGTTTCTGTAATATTTTGTATGTGTTTTTTTTCCATATTATTTTACCTTTTTAAATAACCAATTGACGTACCACTTCCACGCATTAGTTATTTTCTTCTTCACTCTCTTGCATAGACAATTCATTATTTTGTACTCCCTCTTTTTTCTTTTCGCCGTAAGGCTCAAATACATAATTAATATCGAAGTCCTCAGCTAACTTACGTTCTTGTTGTAACTGCTCAAAGTGTGTTTCAACATCACGTCCATATTTGCCGACAACATCTGACAAAGTAACCACGCCTGCTTTTAATCCTGTAACCTGCGCGTTCATTTCTTTAAGCGGGTCAATCCACTCAAAATTTCTTGGTATAAATACACAACTACTAAACTTGTCATACTTGGCCATTGGTAAAGGCGATAGTTGGTCATCTGCAATTGTTAAATACATTTTTAACCAACGTTCATAGATAGGCTTAGTAAAATGATCTATTACGAACTGTTGTATAGTTTTATAATAATCTCTATCAATTAAAGCACCCTGTCTTATGCTAGAATAATTTACACTTGTTAAATCATTACTAAGATCATTGTAACTTACGTTTAGACCTGCTGATATTTGTCTTAATATCGTTTTTATAAACGGGTCAAACGCAGTTGTTGGGTGGTTAGTTTGAAACTGTTTAAAATCTGTTCCCTGCGGTAACTGTTGTATTGTTCCTGCTTCTACATTCATCATTGGACTAAATCCGTCGCTTGCAGTATTCTCGCCAACATAACCGTCGCCTGAGGGCGATGTTATAAATCCCATAGAACTAGCACCAACTCTACTAGCGATTAGTTCAGCTTCCGCGTATGCGTGAAGCATTTTTAATTCTTTTATACACGATGATATAGGACTAAACCCTCTACTTTGATTAGGTCGTTCAATCATATAAACGTGCATTAAATTTTCTGCACTTACTCTTTTGCTACTTGACGAACCATAATGTAAATAATTTTCGTGTGGGTTCTTATCAAATAAATAATAAGCAACAGGACGTTTAGTTTTGTTGTCAAATTCTACGCCCATTCTAATTTCATTTTTGCCATTATGACCGTTCTTATTTTCGTCAATTAAATCACAATCTAAAAAATTTATAGCAAATTTAAAATCGTTATCTGCGTTAGGAATAAACTGTATTAAAACTTCGCCGTCTGTAAATAATGTTTGCACAAATAAGTTCTGCATATCTAACCAAGATAATCTTTGTGCTATGTCGCAATTCTCTTTTTTAACCCAACGTTTCCAACGGCTCTCTATAATGTTATTAGCCACATAATCTAAATTACCTGTTGGGTCTTTTGCTCTTACTTGTAATTGTATTCCGTGAGAACCAATTACATTTGTTTTCATAAGATTAATGTAACGTCTAACAAATTCATTATTTCTTGCTAGATCTCTACATCTATCTTTTAATTTTCTTAAATCTGTTTTTAATATATCGTCTGCTGATCTACTAGAACCAACAAAGTCATTTAATAATCGTGAGTTCTGCGCGCCGTCAAAACTTCTCTTACCCTCTTTTTTTCTACGAAGAAAAAAATCGTACCATTTTTTCGCCATTATAATTTTTCCTTAGTTACCGTAATATTTTCTGTTTTTTAAGTGATCGTAGTAACCAAGTGATTTGTTGTCGCCAAAAGAAATTTTAATAGTATTACCTGAGCCGTCCTCATTCTCATTACGTTGCTTAGAGATTTCTCTATTGTATTCTGCTTTATAATAATTTCGCCATTCTAATAATTCTGATACGCCCATTTTATTTAATGAACGACCTGCAATAGAATAACTTGAAACGTCTTTTGTTGCTTTACCCTCTAATAGACTTTCTATTAAGTCTAACATTTTTTTAGCGTGCGATCTTGTTTCACTCGTACTACTAGCAAGATTGGGTTTAACCTCAATCATACCACGATCAACGGTAACTCTAGCGTTATCACTTGTTCTAGTTACATAAGAAATAAAATTATATTTACCCTCTGTAATACTAGCCGTCGTGCTTGCGCCAAGTGTTATCTTATAATTGTTTCCGTCGGCGGTCGCGTCAACTGAAAAAGTTGTTGACCCGTTGTTCTCTAATCTAAACTTATACGTCAATGTATGAGCAGAGTTAGAATAATCTGTGTTTAAATTTTCTATTTGCCATATTACCGTATCGCCTGCGTAAAATTCATACGGTATATAATTTTGTATTGTTGTAAGTCTGTTTGCCATTTAATCTCGCCAATTGGTTATAAAGTTATTTTTAATTCTTGTTCTTTGTGGTTGCTTAGTTTGTTTATTTTCTAAACTAGATTTAATCTTGTCTAAATCTGCGTTTAAAGAAACAAAAGATATATAGGCGTATATAAAACAATCCCAAGCTTCGTTACGTTTTCTAACTTGTACCCATTCTCTAGTTGCAACACCTTTTATATATTTTGTTTTAATTCGTTCTGATTGTAGTTGTGCAAAGTATTCAATATCAAGATGACTAGGAAAGTGAACATAACCATTACCTGTCTTGTCAATCTTCATACGTTGCAAAACAATATCTTTGGCACTATCAACACCAACTGCAAACAATGGTGTTTTCATAATGTTGTTTGTACTTGCACGTCTTGGAAATATTGGTCTATTTCCTGTAACACCTTTTATTGCATAGACACGTCTTGCTACTTTGTTTTTACAAAAGCTATAAACTTGATTAGTGTAATAACCACTATCAATACAAGCGGAAGAAATTAAAAATTTCTTGCCGTCTTGTCGTGTGTAAGTTCTTTTTAATTCTTC